AGTAGTCCATATCGTATGCGTGGTGGACCTAAAGGCGTACTACCTGAAGATGATTTAGATGAAGGTATCATGGATACTGTTAAGAAAGTTGGTAGTAAAGTATTTGACAAATTGGGTGGCGGTAGTGAAGAAGACCTAATTAGAGATTTACAAAAATCAGCCGGTGTACAGGTTACTGGAAAAAAGCCCGAGTTTGACGTTAAGGCAAAAGAACTAGCACGTGATAATCCTAGTGACCCGGCTGGTAATTTTATGAAGGGTGGAAAAGATTTGGGTATCTTTAAAGAAGAAGGATTAGATCCAGCACAACAAGCCGATCAGAAAATCAACACACCCGCCGCACAACGTAAAGAAAAAGGCGGTGACTGGAAAGTTACTACACAAGATTTAGCTAAAGCTGATGAGAAGAATATGACAAGTTCAGCTGGCATGTCCGCATTGAAGAAACGCATGAACACCATTGAAGAAGATGAAGTTGAAGAAAGCGCACTACAAGCATACTTAGGTGATAAGAAGTATGGCAAAGACGGTATGGATGCATTACGCAAAGCCGGACAAGACCATGCTAGCGAAAAGAAAATGCAAAATATACGTGCTAAGTATAGCAGTAAAGAAGAAGTAGCAGAAGATGGTGAGTTCGCAGGTGATTATGCTACAGGTGAAGCAGGACAATGGCGTAACAAAGGACCTAAGGCACACAAGCCAGCAACAATTGGTGATTTAGTTGGTGAAGGTCAAGAAGATTTAGATGCTATTAAGCGTTTGTTGAATAAGTAATTTAGGTACTAACATGAAGATTAATGCATTATTAAATGAAAATATCGATAGTGGTACGGTTAAGGCCCTACCAGTAGATAAGGATTTAATATATAAAGCTAGGACTAGATATCCCGGTTATGATGCACAGCAGGCATTGTCATTGTATATTGCCCATGAGATGACAGAAAAAGACAAGGTAGATTCAAATCAAAATAAATTAATTGATACACAAAAACGGGAGAATGCCCGTTTACGTAGTGTAGTTGATGATTTGGGTCAAGAATTACAAGATTTTGAAAGACAATCACAAGAGACAGACCGTGAAGTTGATAGACTAAAACAACTGAGCGGTAACATAAAACAAGATATGCCTGTTACAAAACGTAAGGCAAAGGTAAGTGCAGACGAAATACAAAATTTTAATAAATCGGTGGAAATGATACAACCTAAACCAGGTATGGATCCACAACAAACAAAAGAAGTAAAGAGAGAAATAATACAGATAACTTCTAATCCCTCATTTGATGATAAAGATTTAAAAAAGATTAAAGATTTAGTATCAATATTAGAAAAACAAAAGACTATTAGCACTAAACTATACGCTAAAGTTAAAGAACAATTAAAAGATACACAAACAGCATTGGATCAAAAAGAAGGTAGATTCTCAAAATACATTGATAAGAAAAAGGGTGAGATCACCGGCATGCAATCACAACATGCTGAGGATATGAAAAAATACGCAAACATCATTGATACATATAAAGATAAAATTCAAGGTTTTGATGACTTTATGAAACAAGAAAAAGATACCATGCTAGACTTAAGAGCAAGTGTTCAACAGGATGCAGAGGATATCAACAAAATAGTAAGTGTAATGAAAGACATGTATAGTACTGCTAGAGATAAAACACAGGATGTTATATCAACTGCTCAAACTCAAGCAAAAACTAATCCTAGTAAATTCCAAGACTTGGAACAAAATCCTGAGTTGGCTAAAGGTAGATACGTTGATATGCAATTGGAATCAACACAATTAACAGAACAACAACCTATCATATATAAAGATTGGAATGATCCGGAATTTAATGCTTGGATGGATAGAAACCTAATAGTACTAATGAAACTGTTCAAATCTACATACGCTAGAGAATTATCCAGAAAACAACCCACATACGGTGATGGTCAAATATCGTATGAGCTACAGGAAGAAGCCTGGTATCTAAAAAGAATATTTGATAGTAATGATCCTATCATTACTAAACAAAAAATGGATAGTTATTTGGCAATCGTCAAAATGGCATTGTTTAAACAACCTGTTGAACTATCACATCAGGAAGAATTACCATTAAGTGAATCATTAGATACGACATATTCACGTATGTTGGACAAAATCATTGGATTACCCTATATCTAAAAGGGTTAAAAAACCATAGAAAAAAATCTATTTACCCACATATGTGATAAATAGTATTGACATTGAGAGTTAGTAATGCTATACTAACTCTTATGTTAGTCGCTTCATAGGGAAGCGGCGAATATTAAAAAGAGACCATCTCAATTTATAAGGAAATAAAATCATGGCATCATTAGCAGAAATTCGTGCTCGTATCGCGGCACAAGAAAACAAATCAACTTCTGGTTCAACACAGAAACAATCAGATAACTCTATCTACCCTCATTGGAATATGGACGAAGGCACAACAGCCACATTGCGTCTATTGCCTGATGCAGATAGCAACAACCCATACTTCTGGGTAGAACGACAAATTATTAAACTTCCATTCAATGGAGTTAAAGGTGATCCTAACGTTAAACGTATTGAGGTTCAAGTACCTTGCGTTGAGATGTATGATCCAAAAGCACAATGCCCAATACTAACTGAGGTTCGTCCTTGGTACAAAGATGAAACATTGAAAGAACTAGCAAACAAATACTGGAAGAAACGCAGTTATTTGTTCCAAGGTTTTGTTCGTCAAAACCCAATTGGTGATGACAAAACACCAGCTAACCCGATTCGTAGATTCATTATCAGTCCGCAAATCTTTACAATCATTAAAGCAAGTTTGATGGATCCTGAGATGGAAGAATTGCCAACAGATTTTATGCGTGGTCTTGATTTGAACATTAAGAAAACAAGTAAAGGTGGCTATGCCGATTACTCAACCAGTAATTGGGCACGTAAAGAGTCAGCATTGACCGAAGCAGAGCAAGCCGCTATTGAAGCACATGGTTTGTACAATTTGGCAGAGTTCTTGCCAAAGCGTCCCGGAGAAGCAGAGTTGCGTGTAATCAAAGAAATGTTTGACGCAAGTGTAGACGGTCAACCATATGACTTAGAGCGTTGGGGCAGTTACTATCGTCCTTGGGGACTAGAAGCACCTGCAGGAGCAACCGCGGAAAAACAAACAGCTACTACTGAAACTAGAGCACCCGCAACCGCCCCCGTAGCAGAAACTTCAGCACCATGGGAAGAAGATGCAATGGCCGCAGCCGAATCTATTAAGGTTCCTACAGCACAACCATCAAGTGACAAAGCACAAGATATTCTAGCAATGATTCGTGCTAGACAAAATAAGTCTTAAAAGGTAATAGGGAGCAATGCTCCCTACCTAAGGAGAACTCCATGACAACAAGTGATGAAAGATACCGAGCCATAAAGCAAGGTAAAAAACTATTGGAAGAATTATGCGATCCAGGTAAGACACCTCGTGTCCCTAGTATCATTAGAGATAGGGCTAGAGGTGCATTACGTCATTATCCAAATGATTGGGAATTAGAATCTATCGCAGAAAAATGTCCAGATATACTAGACAAACAACCGTTACACCTATATACTAACGGTATACACAAACAATAAAGGAATAAAATGGCAAAACCATTTGATATCAGTAAGTTCCGCAAGGACATTACAAAAAGTATTGAAGGTCTATCAATCGGATTTAACGATCCTACTGACTGGATCTCGACAGGAAATTATGCTCTCAATTATCTCATTAGCGGTGATTTTAATAAAGGCGTTCCTCTTGGTAAAGTTACTGTCTTTGCCGGAGAATCAGGCGCAGGAAAATCGTTCATCTGCTCAGGAAACCTCGTTAGACACGCACAAGAACAAGGAATCTTTGTAGTCTTAGTTGACTCAGAGAATGCCCTTGACGAAGCATGGCTACACGCACTTGGTGTATCAACCGATGACAACAAGTTGCTTAAACTAAACATGGCTATGATTGACGAAGTAGGAAAAACTATTTCTATGTTCGTTAAAGATTACAAAGCATTACCGGAAACAGATCGTCCTAAGGTATTGTTTGTGATTGACAGTTTAGGTATGCTATTGACACCGACTGACGTTAATCAGTTTGAAGCAGGTGATATGAAAGGTGATATGGGTCGTAAGCCTAAAGCACTAACAGCACTTGTTCGTAACTGTGTTAACATGTTTGGCTCACTAGGCATTGGATTAGTTGCTACTAATCACACATACGCAAGTCAGGATATGTTTGATCCAGATGATAAAATCAGTGGTGGTCAAGGTTTTGTTTACGCATCAAGTATTGTTGTTGCTATGAAGAAACTAAAACTTAAAGAAGATGAAGATGGTAATAAGATTAGTGATGTGCGAGGTATTCGTGCGGCATGTAAGATTATGAAAACTCGTTATGCAAAACCATTTGAATCTGTACAAGTTAAGATTCCGTATGAAACAGGTATGAGCCCTTATTCAGGTCTACTAGATATGATTGAGAAGGCTGAACTTGTTAAGAAAGAAGGTAACTCATTAGTCTATACAACACTTGATGGAGAAATCATTAAGAAGTTTCGTAAAGGATGGGAAGCAAATACTGACGGTTGCTTAGATACAGTAATGAGTGAATATGGTCAAAAATCAACTACAAAGATAAGTACTGTAGCACCTGAGGAGGAGATTACAGAATGAGTTTAGCTTTTACAGCAGAAATATGGGATGCACTACGTACTCATATTGATTTCAATGACCGTAGCGATGCGGCCGACACGTTGATTAATTTATTAATCGATAATAATTATGAAGCAAGTGATATTAAAGATTCTTTTAAGAATGACAAAGAAGTACTTAAAGCATTAAAAGGTTATACTGACCAACATGATGGTGAAGAGTACGAAGAATATGATGAAGACGAAGACCAAGAAGAATGGGATTAAATGTCAAATTGGTACACAAGGATCACAACTAATCTAGCTGTGATACCCGATTTCATCTCTCATTGTGAGAATGAATTATTATCTGCAAAAAGTGAGGTAAAGGTATACGGCAATGTTGAAAAAAACATTGCCGCATTACCCGGAGTAACCGAACATCGTTTTAATCAACTACAAGAGATAGAAGCAGTATTAAACTATCTCAACATTCAATTACGGAAAATTCGCCGAAAACATTTTCAAAAATACTTAGAAGCGTATAATAGAGCATTGACAAGCCGTGATGCTGAAAAATATGTTGATGGTGAAGATGAAGTAGTAGATTTTGAAACACTTATCAATGAAGTAGCATTACTAAGAAATCGTTGGTTAGGTATAATGAAGGCACTAGAATCAAAAAACTTTATGTTGGGTCATATTGTTAGATTGAGGGCAGCCGGTATGGAGGACATAACAATTGGCTAATAATACATACAGTAGTAACACAATAACATTGAACGGTACCGGTGGTGGAACTGGATTAAGTATATCACCATTATCAACCTCATCTATTACAATGGATGATAGTTATCTTAATGGCTTATTTAAAAACATCCATAGAAGTGACTATGTTAAACGGTATGAAGTCATTGAATCAACCGAAGATGTATTAGCATTAAGTGTTGCATGGAAACGTCTACGTGATAACAAGGATAAGAGTACACACTACATGGGTATCACTAGCCTTTTAGATGATAACTTGTTCAGAAGGGTAGAAGAATCTGACAGAATTCGTGCTAATGAAATTAGAGATTACTTCAGTAAAAAGATTATGTTATGGTCTCTTAAAGGTATTAAACTATCAAAATATAGACAAGACCTAAATACATTTATTCATGGTAATGATAAAAAAATTACAGAAGAACTGTTACCTATTATTTTTAGATTGCCTGAATTCTATGAGTATGATGTTAAATTTGATTCATTTAAAAGAGAAGTTAAATTAGACTTAGCTACTTTTGATTCACCTCCTCTTAAGCAAATCACTACATTGACACCTATAACAAGTTTTTATAAAAGTAATAAACGTACAAAACAGTTTGAATATTGGTTAAAAAATAGTAATGGCAATGCACATATGATTAGTATTGAACCAAAGAATCCATTGAAACATATTTGGGATAAAATGTTTACTAATGAACATTTGCGTATTGAAGGAACATACCATCCTAAAAAATACGATGAATTACAATACTATCAGTTACTGAATTGGTCATTAGCCTAAATTTGACATTAAATGGATTTGGCTATACAATAGAGTCTTATTCAGTTAAAAGGGCTTTATGGGTTACAAAGTTGTTGCAGATAAGTATCAAATGGACGACATGCGTACTAAATATGGTCCACGTAACGGATTAGAAGGACCGTTCAATTTCTCCGGAAGAGTGTTGTATTATGACAACAGTGAAGGCCAATACTATGATCCTAGATCCGATTTCTATGTAGAGCAGTCGGAAATGAACGAAATCCATGCTAGTTTGATAGCCAAAATTTGACAATAAATGGACTTTCTGCTATAATAGAATCTTAGACAGTAAAGAAAAGGACTTAGAAATGACTACAGAATTCAAATCTTGGGAAGAGTTGACACAATTAGAACAAGCCCGAGAACTTTACTGGGACATGTACAAGGATGCTTACGGTGTTCGCCCCCGCGGTGTTGACACCTCACACTGGGCCCTTGAAGATTTTGAAGCTGAGTTTGAAGGCCTTGGTGTAGCTATTGAAGCCGAAGAAAAGATCCGTGTTGCGTCAGAACAACATGCAATTTTTTCTTTTGAGAAACGTATCAGTGACCTGATGTTTTCAGGTGCTAAGGACCGTGCTACAGCTATCCGCTGGATCCACGAAGCTGAGAACACTCAGGGTGATGATGAGTACCTGTGTTATACATTGGGCTTGCCCTATATGTATTTTCGCAAGGTAGCATAATTTGACAATAAATGGCATTCGTGCTATAATACTTGTATTGATTGATTAACACACAGGAGAAGCTATGTCTACAGTTCGTATTTTGTCAGGTTCATATCGTAATGAAGCAGTTGTAGGTGAAGTGTTTACACTTGTCAAGGGTTTTCAGACAAGTAAAAAAGGTAGTTATGTGACTGTTAAAAATGATGGTCAGTTCCCCGGTCGTAGTGCTGAGATTAAAATCTTAGTAGATGCGATTGATAATATTG